CCTATTGTTAATGCAAGGCTTTCAGAAACCAGATACGGGAATAAATCCTCAAGACCCCAAAGGCTAATCATGTTGTTCAGATCGGCAAGAAGATCGGCATACTCATTAGAATCTAAAGAAAGAATCCCACATTTCCTCGCCGCCGCATCTATGATCGCTTGTGCATCTGCCATATATCACCTTTTAATTTTTACAAGATTACTGAATACGGTAAAGACAAAGATTAAAATAAAACTTACTGCTATAATCGAAATACTTCTTAATACATACATCGGAACAGCGTTATATACCGGAGCAGCAGAAGCTCCCATAATCGCCCAAAAAGGAGCCGCTGTATGCACTTCCCTTAATGGATAAAAGACTAAACTATGTATTGCAAATGCTATCAGGCAACTTAAAATAACCGGTGTAAATGTTATTTGAGCAAACAGCATCACAATAAGGAGTAATCCGATTAAGCCTGTTTCACCTATTATCTCAATATAGTCATTATGCACCCTGCCATATTCAGTCAGCCTGAAGAAGTTCAACCCCCTGCCCGTTATCCATCTTGGGTGTATTTTCTTTATTGCATCCCTGTATATAACCAATCTGTCTGAATAATTTCTATTCATAAAACTTCTTAAATTAAGCACCCCAAAGATCACAAAGACTATGGACGAATAAATAACCATTTCGGATTCAAGCATACAGGCAAGAGCAATTACTGAAACAATAAGAGCCGCCGTAGCTCCACGGCACTTTGTTTTTGAAATCGCCAGACCGATAATTACAGCGCATACTAAAAACCAAAGACTGATATTCAGGGATAACCACATTGCAGAATAAAACGAAGTAAGAAGAAAAGCCGATTGATGGTTGCTGTTCCCAAACAACTTGAATGTATGATAAGCATCCTGATTTTTCCTCTGTTCATAAAGCTGCATCACAGATAATATCAAACCGTTCGGGAGCAATAACCACATTACAAACTCAATGCCAACAGACCTTGAAGCAGAAAACAATAATAAATAAGAAATCCATGAAAAAAGCTCAATGACACTATGCCTTGATTCACCCCATATAATAGAAGAAAGAAGCCATACGGCTAATGTTATTGCCGATACAGCAACAGAATCCATGAGAAGATTCCCGCTTGTCAGTAACCATATTGCGTATAAGCATGATATGCCGACAAACGGGTACATCCTTCCTTGTAAATCCTGCCTCCAACTAAACCATGTCAGAAGGAAGCAGGATATTATTACATAGGTTTCCGCCACTACGCCATTAATCCCAGAGCTTTTAATCTGGTCATAATAAGGTTTACGGCCTCAACCACATGTTCAGCTATTGCTGAAGTAGGATAACCATATCCAGCTAATGATACAGCCGCCGTAGAAACAGCAGCAGTTAAAATAGGCTGAACAATCGGTGTGGTTAAACCATAAAACCCGATTTTGTCCGTTGCGGACTGACCAAAGTTAGTCCCGTCATCATTTCCGTTTCCAATATAATCAACACTCATTTTGTGTCCTCCTGTAATAATTTATTTAATTAACCACGCACACGAACTGCCCATTCTGGCCTCAAGGTTTTATAACCGTAAAGGACGTCCAATCTCATCGGGAACTTATCATTCACGATGTCGTTGCCTCTCCACAGTCTCATTGCAATACCTTCGATGTTCGCACTTGACATTCTTGCACTTGAATCCTTGTAAAGATCAGCAGTTACGAATGTAAAAGCGTTTTTGTGATATGCAAGATTCTGCGTATAGGCGGTAGAAGCTGCACCTGAACCACCAGCAGCTACATTAACAAGAGCCTTACTTCCAGTACCTGTCACGGAGCAATTCTGTTTTGCACCTGAAACATAGATTGTCGGAGCTATTGCAAGAACATCAGTTCCATCAGCAACTTTATCTGCTGTTACAACCCATTGTTTTAGATACGAATACGCCTGTTTTGTTTCAGGGTTTACTTCATAAACTCCAGCAACCGTGAAAACATCACCTGCCGCATAGTTTTCCGCAGCACCCTGCCCGGTGGTTGTTATGGTTGTATCACCATTGGCCCATCCAGTTGTGGTTGTTACGGGAGTAGTATCATCCCTCGCACCGTTGGTATGTGATGGAACCATATTGGATTCCAACCATTTCATCCCGGCTGCCTGACCGATATAACCAGACTGTATAGCCTTATCCAATACACTCGCAGGCTGGAAATAAACTCCCATTGCACCAACAGTAGCTGCCATTGCCGCTGAATCCATCAGAAGATATCTATCACCTTCAGGAGCAAGCATCTGACTCAGTCTTGCGTTAGCATTAAGAACTGCGGAGAAAGATGCAGGAGTTGTTGCAGGAGTTCCGGTAAGGTTTGCAATATTTTTATAAACACCTGCAAGCACATCATATTCTACCTGTGCGGCAAGCCTGTCCATTGCTGGATCAATTATCATTGCTGTGAAATCATCAATTTGCATTGTCCATTCAATGGAACTCATGTTCACATCAACACCTTTCTGTGTTGCCACAGTCAGGGTCTGCGTGGTTTCCGTGACATCCTGGGTGTCCATGACAGCCCCGGTTCGTACCGTGAACTGATTCGGGTCTTTGATAAGCAATTCACCGCCGTTCTTCTGCCCTGATTTGGCGAAGCGAGAATCGTACTGACGGTCAATTGTTTGTATGAATTTTAGTTTGTTGTGGAATGATGCGAGATATTTGCGAACTAAATCGCCATCGCTGAGATCTTTGATTGTATTACCCATAATATTTTATCCTCCGGTTCGTTTTTTTAGTTTTTCTTTTAATCTCTGTTGTTCCAATTTGTACCATTCATCGTCAGACAGCTTGCTTTCATCAATTTTAGAAGCTCCGCCAGTTGCGCCACCAGGCACAATCGGTTCAGGAGCTGCGGTTATTTTCTTTGTCTTCTTGGAAAGCAGAAATTGTGTTTCCAGCTTCCCTAATTCGTAAGGTTGAAGACTTGCAGGAAGTTTTGCAATTTTATTCGCAATATCCCTGTTTGTTCCGAGATAGTAAGCCAGTTCCGGACCGTTATCACTTGTCAGAAGCACATCCTTCATTGAATCCGTGAATATCGGAGCCGATATAACCTCGTCATAGTCTTCATGCTCTACCCTCATGGCATCGGCTTTATTGTTGAACTGCTTGACCGATTCTTCTTTCCTCCGGTTCTGCTCAACAAGGGATATTTCAGCTTCCCTTCTTTTTTCGTGCCATGTCAGTAAGGCATCTTCATATGATTCAGTCGTTTCAAACTGGTCTTGCTTCGGTCTTCCTTCGGGAATTACGGGTTTCGGCTTAACTGGTTCAGACTGTAAAGCCTTATTTTTCCAGTATTCAGCTTCCCGCTCCGCTTCCCTTCTCTTACGAGTAATTTCGTTGATTCTTTCCTGCGCTGAAGGTTTCTTGGGTTCTTCAACGATTGCGGCTTCTGCCGGAGGTGTTTCTTTGTTCTCTGCTTCAACTACCTGTTCATTAACAACTTCTGGCACTTCTGCGACTTCTTCTGTCGTGGTTACTTCTGGTTCCATTTGGCTCTCCTTTGCGCTGTTAAGCGGGTTTGTTGCGCCATTACTGGCGTGTGTAAATACAATGTTCACAAATCAAATATATATTCTCTCCATGTAACCAAGAGCATAAATAGCAATTAGGTTTAGGAGCTTCCTTCTTAATTATCTTTGGAAAAATTATATCAAAGAGCTTTTTAATCATTTAGGTTGCCCCTGCGGTTGCGGTTGCCCTTGCTGTGCCTGTTGCTGTGCAGCTTCCATTTGTTTCTTGACTTCGGCATACACTTCTTCTGCGCCGGGGTAATCGGAATATTTGAATATCAAGGGTGCAATCACATTCGCCAACTGCGGGGCATATTGCAAACTCTCAATCATCATGGCGGTCATTTCCTGCCTCTTGGAAGAATAAGAAGCTCCGGCGGTTGCAATCAGGTCATAAGTGCCTACAGATAAATCATTCGCAATCCCAACACCCTCACCGCCAGCCATAGGAACTGGTTGATTTACTTTTACTGTCTTCTGCTGACCATCTTCACCCATGATGCTTAAAGCTCTTGGCGTGTCGTATATCTTCGGGATCATCTCGATCATCTGTCTTCCGGCATATACGATTGCTCTTGCAAGATTGTTTACAAAGGTGTAAGTTCCCTTGTCCGACTGTGCTATCCTCGCTATAATTGCTTTGCCGCTTCTTTCGTTACCTGCTTCACCCTTTGAAGACTC